CTACAGCCATCCATTCATGCTCTTTAACATAAACAGTAACCGAGACAGAATGCTCAGACCAGTACTTTTGATACATCAACCAATTTTCCAACTGTTGAATAGCGCCTTGCTCAGAAGCCAAGACCGCACCATCAGGAGATTTAATCGGAAAGTAGAACACTGTTGTTTTAGCAGGGTTCATCGCATCAGGCTCGTTAGGAACTCCTTCATCCTTCAAGAAGGTTGTCAGAGGGTCATTGTTAGCTTGGCGAACAGCGCGGATATAGTAAGGGGCAAAGCGCCCATGAATACCACTAGCACTATCAACCAACTGGGATACTGTTCCAGAGGGTTTAATAGTTGTAATTGCTGTTGCTGGTTTGATTCCGAGTTTGTTCGCATAGTTAATGTTTGCATCAATAGCCTCTTGCTTCATTTCGCTTAGCAACATAGGGTCAGGGTCTTGTAACAAACGACAGTCTTGAATACCAGTTAAGCTAACACCCAAGAGTGCTTCGTCTTCACAGTTGTTCTGCCATACTTTACGTACATAATGAAACTGTGTTAAGGATGCTTGTAGTGTTCCAAGGATAGCTGCAACCCTTACTTTACGTAAAAGGTCTTCTTCAGTATCATCAGCGCGAGCTACTACTTCTGTTAAGTTACAGAGTTGGTTAGACCTTAGTTGGATTTCAGCGCACGGATTGCAACCGACAATGCGGTCACCATCACGACGAGCAGGGGCCATAGTGCGAGCACCACCCCGATTATAGATTCCACGTTCACCACTCCCTGATTTCATAAGAGCAATCCACTCATCCATAAAGACAGCCATAGAAGGCTTAGAGTCATAGACAGCAGAGTTGTTTGCTAAAGCACGATGTGCAGCAGTTTCCCACCAACGACCAGACTTACAATCGCGGATTTCAGGGTCACCAAGGTCACTTAAACTAATCAAAGCAGAACGGCGTACACCACCTACTACGACTACTTCAGCAATCTTACATACAATGTCGTGTACTTCCAAAGGAGTAAGTTTACGACCTGCTGCTTTCTTAAAGGTAGCTGTTACAAAGTCAAACAGCTCTACAAGAGGTGCCGGACCAGAAGCACGACCGCCCATAGTCTTTAGACGAGCGCCTTCAGGACGAATCTTAGAAAAGTCCCAGTCGTGTTCATTGCCAAGATACAACTCAGCAATTAGTTTTCTTAAGCCTTTAGCCCAACCTTCTGCACTGTCTTCAATAGAAAGCACACGGTTAGACATGTTAAAGGTATCATTAATAATTGGTAGTTTGTTTACATACTGAGCTTCAGCAGAGAAGCCTACGCCAGTACCCGCCATTAAGATGAAGAGGATTTCATCAAAGACTCGAATATGGTCAACAGCAGCAAAGCTACAGTTATAGCCACGGAAGTGATTACCTTCAAGTGCCTGTCCAGCAGACCACATAGCTCTCATAGAAGGCATAACTTCTCGATTTAAGATAGCAGTGTGGACCGTCTGAAACTCCTCATCAGTAATAATGTTATTACTAATTCTTGATTTCCAAAAGCCGACCAGTCTATCTACAGTCTCGCCCCAAGTTTCGCGACGACCTAAGTCATCTATAAAACGTGAGTAACGAGAAAGATGGATGAATGATTCGTAAGGTGTCATTTATTTTCCTTTTGTTTTCTTTTTCTTTGGTTTAGCTGTAAAGGCATCTTTTTTCATAATGTCCGCCATAGTAATGTCAGTTTTGTAATTGACGCTTACTTTAGGCATTGTATACATGGTTTCAAACCACCGACAGTCATCGGCAGTCCAGGTTGCACCTTCTTTTAAGGTTGCCTTAAGAAAGACATTAAGGTGTTCTAAGTTCTTAATTTGTAACTTAATAAAAGTTTCGTAGTATTCTTCTCTAGTCAATTTAGTTTCTCCTTATCAAAGTCTAGTACTTCATTAGCATAGAAGTATAAACGTTTAGTTACTTCGTCTGATTCATCGGGGTCAACAGTCTCAAATTTAGATTCTGTTGCCCCTGTAATAAACATCCTAACTGAAGGTGATAGTTGAGATAAGTCAGGTTTACACTCCCCAACAAGTTGCATAATTACTGAGAGATAGACTAACTCAGTGTCTGACATTAATTCATCGTTCATTGACATTCTTTATACCTTCATAAACCCGTTATTTTCTTCGAACTCTTGGCCTTTGCTTAGTCTTCCAGTGTCATACTGATAATGCAATGTTCCCGATGGGCCTGTAAGACCAGTATAACGACATTTGAGGACTTTAGTTTTAATTGTGTTTCGTTCATTTTCGTCTTCCGCTGCGACATTACGTGCAAAGGCTATAATGTCCATACTAATTTGTTTAATAGAACCAGAGCCACGGATGTCATCCATAGATGGTAGTTTACCTTCTTCGAAAGAACTTCCTTTGTTGTCTGTCTTTCTTAAGTGGCTGATTAAGCCAATCCACACGTTATACTTCTTAACTAAGCGGAGTAGGTCGTTCATAATCTTATCAATGGCTTCATTGCCAGTGAGTCCTTCAGCACCTTCAGATGCTAAAATAGTAATGTGGTCTACAAAGAGATACTTAGCGCCTGATAAGCACATATACTCTAAGAAGTCCATTATAGAGCCGTCAGATATAGAACCTTGGTGGTCTAACACCAGACATCTATCGTCTCCGAAGATTTGGTCATATCCCTTTTTG